TCATTCTATGAAAGTGAACTTATTAAAGCACAAAATGATATATCTATATCAGGCAATATTGAAAAAAATATCTCGGCATTGCCAGGTGTTACTGCTTATAGATTTAATCAGTTACAAGAGATAGAAGCTGTCTTAAATCACTTGAATATACAGCTTCGTAAAATTCGTCGTAAGCATTTTCAAAAATATTTAGAGCATTATGCTCGTGCGTTGAGTAGCCGTGATGTTGAAAAATATGTTGATGGTGAAGACGAAGTTATTGATTTTGAAACTATCATCAATGAAGTTTCACTGTTAAGAAATCGTTGGCTAGGCGTAATTAAAGCAATTGAAAGCAAAAATTTTATGCTAGGGCACATAGTAAGACTACGTGCTGCTGGCATGGAAGATATTCAATTGTAAATTAAATTGACAACTATACCAGCAATATATACAATATACTATCGAGGAAAAAAATGAATAAAGCACTTATTACAGGTATTGCTGGTCAGGATGGCAGTTATCTAGCAGAACTTTTATTAGATAAAGGATATGAAGTTCATGGTCTCATTCGCCGCAGTGCGAATTTTGATCATCCAAATATCGTTAATATTAAAGATCATGTAAAGTTTCATCATGGCGATTTAGGCGACAGTAATAACATTCGCAATCTTATTGATAAAGTTCGTCCTACAGAAATTTATAATTTGGCTGCACAGAGTCACGTTAAAGTTTCATTTGATATGCCAGAGTTAACTGGTGATACCAATGCGCTAGGTCCATTACGTATCCTAGACAGCATTCGTGCTCTTAAAATGGAAGATAGCGTAAAATTTTATCAAGCATCTACTAGTGAAATGTTTGGTGTTGTTCGTAATACTCCACAAGATGAAGATACGCCATTTTATCCTGGTTCACCATATGGCGCTGCTAAACTGTACGCTTATTGGATTGCTGTAAATTATCGTGAAAGTTACAACATTTTTGCTTGTAATGGTGTACTATATAATCATGAATCACCACGTCGTGGCGAGTTATTTGTAACACGCAAGATTACTAAAGCTTTTGCTAATATGGTATTTGGTAACCAGAAAGTTCTTGAACTTGGTAACCTAGATAGCAAGCGAGATTGGGGTCATGCTAAAGATTTTGTTCGTGCTATGTGGATGATGCTACAACATGATACGCCCGCTGACTATGTAGTTTCTACTGGTGTACAGCATACTATTCGTGATTTTGTGAATATGACTGCTGATTATTTTAATATTACATTAGAGTGGGAAGGCAGTGGTATTAGTGAGATTGCCAAAAATGCAGCTACTGGACAAATTATGGTGCGTGTTAATCCTGAATTTTATCGTCCTGTAGATGTCGTAGATTTGTTAGGCGATAGTTCTAAAATTGCGGCTGAACTTGGTTGGACGCCAGAGTATGATTTAAATGCACTGGTCCGTGATATGTGTGCGAATGATACAGCATTGGTAAGCAAATGACGCAGAAAATACTTGCTCCAATATCAGTAGGCGAGTTATGGGATAAGATTACCATACTACAGATTAAAATCGAACAATATACTAATCCTGTCAAGCGTCAATATGTTGATCTTGAACTTGCTGAGTTGTTAAAAATTGCTACAAGTTTAGAAGCGCCTGTGGGTGGTGATGTAGTAGAAGAACTTAAAGAACTGAAATATGTAAATCAAACAATCTGGAACAACGAAGACCTAGCTAGAAACTATGGCAATGGTAATGATCAGTGGGAATATGATGAAAATTTTATGGGTATAGCAGCGGTTACATATGCCGCTAATACTCGTCGTGCGCAAATCAAACAATCTATTAATGCGAAATATAACAGTTATATTATAGAAACAAAAAGCTATACATGAGGAATAATCAATGAAAAAGATACTAGAATTAGGCGATCATTATGTCAGTGACTTTGTGAAGCCAGGTGCAGAGATGCGTGAAACTAAACCATGGAGTCTTGATCTCTATCTTGACGATGAAATTGGAGCAGTACGTCTTGATGGCGTTGCGCCACTTGATAAGATGTATGGGCAGTATTGGTATCGTTCGGGTATCAATACTAGTATGACAAAGCAATTAGGCGAAATTGTAAGTGAAATTACTAGTCGTGTAAAGATTAATGATGGCGATATCTGGCTTGATATTGCTTGTAATGATGGAACACTGCTTCGTCAAGTTCCCGAAAATATGATAAAGCTTGGCATTGATCCTGCTGATGATTCATATTTGGAAGAAAGTAGTAAGGTTGCTGAAGTAGTTCAAGATTTCTTTAGTCGTGAGGCATTTGAAAGTCTAGGATACAGTGATAAAAAAGCTAAAGTAATCACTTGTATTGCTATGTTTTATGATCTTGCTGATCCACGTCCATTCATTCGTGATGCTCATTCAATCCTTGCTGATGATGGCGTATTCGTTCTTCAAATGAGTTATACTCCGCTAATGTTGAAGCAGTTGGCATTTGATAACATCTGCCATGAACATGTTTACTACTATGATCTGCGCAGTATTCGTAAGTTATTTGCTAGCGAAGGATTTGTGCTACGTGATTGTTCACTAAATGACACCAATGGCGGATCATTTCGTGTAACTTTTCAAAAATCTGATAGCAATGAAAAAACTTTTGCTACACAACAAGTTCGAGATGTTTGTGGATTTCGTATTTCTTCTACACTAGCTTACGAAACTGAATTTTGGGATATCACAAACGAAAGTTTGTGGACAGATTTTGGAAACAATATACAATCCTTGCGTAAGCAAGTTCTTGATTTTCTACATCAAGCTAAGGCAGAAGGTAAGAAAGTTTATGGATATGGGGCTTCAACAAAAGGTAACACGTTGCTACAGTTGTTTGGTATAACTCCTGATCTCGTGACTGCTATTGCTGAACGTTCACCATATAAGTTTGGATTGCAGACTGTTGGAACTAACATTCCAATCGTAAGTGAAGCAGAAATGCGAGCAGCCAATCCAGATTATCTTTTAGTACTGCCATGGCACTTTGTTGATGAATTTGTCAAGCGTGAACAAGATTTTAGTAATGGCGGTGGTAAACTAGTTGTACCATGTCCAACTTTTCAGATTATAGGATGAAAAATGAAGAACATAGTATTTTTTAATCATTGGCATTATGGTGATTTATTTTCAACACGTGGGTTGATTGCTGATATCAAACAACAGCTACCAGATGCCAATTTCTTTTATTCGCATAAGAAAAATCCACGTGCTATTATTGATCTTGTTGAAACACTGGATGAGGAAGATAATACTGCGGTTATGGCTGGTATGGACATGTGGCAACGTTTCGGCACAGATGATGATACTGCTTTAATTAATACATGGGTTGGAGCATATATGGGTCTATGGGCTAACACGCATCCATCCTATATCAGTCACCATCGTATCTATCGTGAGTTATATAATAACCTACGTCAACAGTTTGGTATTGATTTAGAACTTAACGAAGATGTGTGGTCCTATGTTCCTACTATTGATTACAGTGTTTATAATACAGCAGTTGTTGATGCGTTAAACATTAATAGCGCTAATAGTTATTTGATTTGTAATAGCAAAGTAGCTAGCAAGCAAAGCAGTATGGATAGCATGGAAAAAATCATCGAGCATGTTGCTAGTAATTTTTCTGATGATACATTTTATGTAACTGAAAAATTTGATACTAAGCACAATAATATTAAGTTTACCAGTGACATCTTTAACAATGAATGTGATTTGTGTGATATTTCATATCTATCAACTAAGGTAAATTTGATCATTGGCAAAAACAGTGGACCATTTACATATGCTAACACCAAGCATAATCTTCTTGATATGAATAAGGTATTTGTCAACTTTAGTCATAAACCCGAAGATACGCTGCCGTATGCTTTAGATATTAAATGTGATTTTAGATTTAGTAATACCACATACTCAAGTCCTGCTGTAAAAATTATCGAGTCTGCCATTAATGATGTAAAAAATGGGTCACAGGTTTCAGGATATCTTAATGTCTAAGCCAAAGATTGCATTAGTAACCAATAGTGAAACTAATTGTGGTGTTCATGCTTATGCGCAATCTACTTTTGATATCTTAAAACATAGTCAAAAATATGACTATGAGTTTGTAGAAGTATCTGGTCCACAAGCATTTATTGATTGGGCAATGAATGCACAGGTAAATGGATTGATATTTAATCATCATCCAGCCACACTTGCGTGGTTATCTGAGTTTTTTATTGAAAATATTAATATCCCACAATATGTCATTACAGGACATGATACTACAAGCACCTTTGCTGGCATCAAACATCATTTTGTAGTTGATCCACAGTTTAAAGAAACCGCTACTCACAGTGGTG